GATTAATAGCATTTTGGTTATAATCCATATAGGTATGTACCATTACATTTTCCTGTTCATTAAAAGGCTGTGCTGTTGTTCCAAAAGTTGTCGTTATATAGTTGCTAATATTAAAATAGTTGCTATTATTAATTCTCTCAATATTTGAACTAACACTTATAGAGATATTACATGATATGTGGTCAGATATAATATATCTATTAATATATTCATAGTTAAATAATACATTACTATCATATACGTTAAATACGGCAGTATCACTTGTAGCAAGTATTTTTTCTGAAATATCGCTGGGTTTAATGTCATCATTGCTACTATAAAATATGCCTTGTGGTACTAATGAAAAATCGTTTTCTTTTGTTAAATTATATTTATCCTTGACACTATCATTATTTATGCTAAATGTTTGATTATTAAGAGGCATATAATCAATATCTAAATTGCTGAAAAAATACGGATAATTAATATTAGAATGAATAGTAATATACGAGAGATTTTTTGATATTAGATTATTTGTTTTGAATATGAAGTTGTCATCTTCGAGATTATTGGAAGTTATAACATTATTATTAGCATCTATTTGAGGCAACTCTGTTATATCCTGTTTATAAATGCTGAAATATGTCTTAGAATTGTTATTCCAGTTAGATGATAATATATCAAATATAACTTTATCATAATCAATTTTAACTGTACTATTGAACATATATTCGTAGCTATATCTGCTCGTAATTGCCATAGGGACTGTATCATAATCGCTTTTAATTACAAATGTCTGATTTATATTAGATGTAAAATCTTCGTTGAATCCATAACGAGAGCCTTTGCGTTTCTCTCCATTATATTGAAAGGCGTCTATAGTGAAAACATTTGTCATAACCGGTTCATTATTTAGGTCATCGACTGTAGAAGAAGAGACATCAATAGTAAATTTGTGATTATTATGAAGGTCGCCGCCAGATATAGTATGATAAATATTTTTTCCTTCAGAGTTCAATAAATTTATAGAAGCAGGATATCTATTATTAGTAATTTGAAGACCATATTTTTCATTTCCATCAATATGAAAAAGAATATTAGAACTTTTGTCTGTCCCGAGACCCAAATGAGCAATAGTACTATTGGCATCACCATTATCACTAACAGTATTAATAAAGCGCAAAAAGTTTTTATAAGAATCGTTATTATAAACATTGAAATCGAGATAAGTGTTGCTATTATTATTACCAACACTCATTTGAATGGCATTTCTGATATTATTTTGTTTATCAATCGCATCATCTACTAATTGAAGATTGCTATTGTAAATAGCCAACTCTATCATAGAATAGCAAATATTACTCTTAGAATAAGTAATAAACTTTGTAGTAGGATTATCATCGTTCATATTTTTAATTATTACAGGAATCTTCTCATTTTCCACAGAGTCTATTATGACATTTTCGCGGGGTCTCAAAATATCTATGGACATAGCAATTTTATTCGTAGATGCTGAATATCCTGTATCAATACCATTTCCAGATATATAGTTTATATATCTATCAACTCTTCGCAAGTTTGATGATAAAGCTTTCATAGTAAAATTAAAATTGCATCCTTCATTATCTAAAATATTAACATTTCCATGAACATTTAAATCACCATATATTGTCATAGCAGATTTATCGTCGTATGAAACCTTGGGATTATTGACATCTATATGATATTTTGAACTTGCCGGGTCATAATAAAATGACATACCATATGATGTGGGCTCAATTGTTTTATCTGTATATCCAATTTGCAAAGGACCTACGCGCATATAATCTCTTGCATCAAGGTCATTATATTTGTGATTTTTATAAATAAACCATTTTTCTTTATTTCTGTCCTGATTTATATCTCTATCATATTCACAGATATCAATACCACTATAATCGGCATTATTAAAAAGACCGCCACCTCTTACACCTCTATAAATGCGTATAGTTGAATAATTATAATCATTGGTATATAAGTTTCTCACTTGTAGAGGAGTAACATTAGCCTCGCCATTCCATCCGATAGATATATTCTTATTAGTGTAAAAACTATCTGTAGAACTTGCTTTTTGTAGAGTTTCTAATAATATGTTATTCTGGTAATATAAATCGGCATTAATTCCTTTTTTAACATTGAGACCTCTCATATCAGATGCGAATGATATAAGCTCATTATAATTGATACAAAACTTATCAGTTGATGTATCATATAAGTTAAAAAAGTTTTTTCCATTATTATAAATAAAGTTCTTTGTCCTTTTAAAAATATTATCTTGAGATACAAAGTAATCATTGGCAGCCATTTTACCTTCAATGTCAAGAGCAAAAAGATTATTTGGATTCAATTTATTTATACCAACCTTGCCATTTAATAACGATAGTGTAGGAGGTGTATTTTTTAAATTGGGAAGATAGCGATTTGAAGTAAGTTCAGATAAATCGCTTGAAGGATAAAAATATATGTTATTATTTTTTCCCGGAACCTTGTTAGTGTTAAATATCAAGCTATTATCATTATAATCAAGACGCGAGAGTCTTCCTATATTAGCGATATAGCTCTTGTTTTCAAGGGTATTTTTTAGCAATATGTCAAAATTGTTGCTTGTAGTTCTATCATTCTTGATAATATTAAGGACACCATCAAAACCGTCGGTATCTGTAAGACCAATTCCCAATTTATTAGGAAAATTAACATTACAATTAGCGTCAAGAGAAGCGATATTGCTACTTACATAAACAAATAAATAGTTGCTACCTTCGATGACACTTTTTTCAAAGTTCCCCGAAAAAGTATCAGTAATATTGAGAGCTGTAATGCGTTTATTATTAATAAAAAGGTCATTATTTATATTTATATTATTGATGTTAATATTTTGAACATTATCAAAATTAATATCATTATTAAATTCTACTGTACCTTCAAAGATTGAATGATCATTAACTGTTAAATTTTTAGTTGTTAAATTACATCCTACAGTTGCATTTTTAGCTATATTTGTATCACCGGCATGTAATATCTTTGATACTGTTAAATCATTTTTAAATGTGTATAAAGATTCTGTATCGGTAAAATCGCCACCTTTTATTTGCGTAGCATTGAGAACCCCAATACCTGTTCCGCGGATATATATATCATCGAGATGTTTATAAGTATTTGTTTGGTAATCATGCAATAAAATGTCGTCGAATGTAGATAAGCCTTTTACTTCAAATTTAGATTTACCGATTTTTTCAACATTTGTGGTGTTATTATTTGTAAAAATCTTTTTATAATATTGTTTTTGCGAAGTGTTATTTGTACCGATACCTACATTATTATTGGCATCAATTGTCATTGCCGGAATATTATTAGAGTTATATATGGGAAATGCTTTAGTTCCATAGGCTGCGTCAATACTTTCTGAAGAGGTACTAACATGAAATTCAAGCGGAACTCCTTTTGTTGTAGAAATAATAGCAGGCGATATATTGCTACCACCTATCATACCGATACACATTCTCGAAGGTTCTTCATCGTTATTTGTATCATTTCTTATAGAAATATGCATACTGTTGAATTTATTGTTAGGAGTTGTTACGATGTTTAGCGGATGGGTATTTTTGTATGTATCAATATGACCACCAAAGGTAACGAAGTTAGGCGTATAAACATTTTTAACATCATAATTAATATTATAGAGATTGTTGTAATTTGTAATATAGCCTGTTTGAAAAGGTTGTGACACTACGAGATCATTAGTTTTAACAATAAAATCTCTAATTAAATTGCTTGTTATAGTCGTAGTATTGTCAATTCTAATATTATTAAGCTCTAACCCAGCAGCTTTAATAATACCCGAACAATGAATGTTTTTATCTACATATAACGATGTATCAAGAGTTAAACTTTCGCGAGCGAGGTTTCTCGAGGCATTTACTGAAGTACCTTTGCTATTAACGAGAAGAGACCATTTAGTATTTGAAGTATCACCGGGAATATAAGTTTTTTCTCCCACAGCCAAAAATTCATCTTTATTTAAATCTAAACTATTGATATTTTTTGCTTCGTTTTCAGCATCCAATTGAAACCCAATAGCAACCGAATCTATTTGGATTTGGGGGGCTGTTATATCATTAGCTAGATAACTCATTTATTATCTTATTCTATTTAAAAGAAAAATACATTTAATATTTATATATATAAAAATTGATATAATCATATTTTAAGAATTATATAATTGAGATAGACAAGATGAAAAGAATTGATAATATTCATAATAAAACCATGGAGATTGATGTTGAAAACCAGCCATATAATTCAAAAAATATGCTTTTAAGCGAAGAAGACTTATATAAATTATTGAGTAGCAATGGGCTGGCTAATTTAAAAATAAAGAACATCAATTTATATCGTGTCGCATTTGTTCATAAATCTTATTGTACTATGAAAAATAAAGATTTTGAGAAAAGTAATGCGAATTGTCCGAGCGATTGTTTGCCTCTTCAAGATATGTCTTATGAAAGATTGGAGTTTTTGGGGGACTCTCTGCTTGGAATGATTGTAACTAATTATTTATATAACAGATTCCCAGACCAAAACGAAGGGTTTCTATCAAAAATAAGGACAAAGATAGTTAATGGAAAGATGCTTGGTTATTTATCTGATAAAATAGGCTTACCGAAGTTTGCCATAATATCTAAACAGGTTGAGGAATCGGGGGGAAGAAATAATTATAAAATTATGGAGGATATATTTGAGGCATTTTTAGGGGCACTTTATTTAGATTTTCAGACGGACGCTGACAATGTTATTATTCCAAATATTAATATAACTCCTTTATCGGGAGCGGGATATTTCGTTGTAGAATCTTGGATTATATATATCATAGAGAATTATATAGATTTTTGCGAACTTATTAGAATTAAAAATAATTACAAGGACATGCTCGTATCGCATATGCTTCATTCTTTACAGGATGTACCGCAATTTAAAGAGCTTAATATAGCTGTTAAAGATAATGTTCGTATATTTACATATTGTATCAAGGATAAGAACGGGAGCATTATTTCTACAGCGACAGGAAATACTAAAAAGGAAGCGGAGAATAATGCTTCAAAAGAGGCTCTTTTATACTATAAGGTTAGTATTCACGAATATAATTCGCATATTTAAGAGATATATGCGATATTTGGATATAATATATATAATATTATATAATTAAAAATGAGTGAAAAGAATACGAGCATATCAAATATAAAAAACATTAATATCACACATTTAGTTTTATCTGGCGGTGGTATGCGTGGTGTTATATTTGTAGGAGCACTTAGATACTTATATTTAAATAATATACATAAGAATATAAAACATATAGCCGGATGCTCAATAGGTTCTTTAATTGGTCTTATGTTTGCTCTAAAATTAACTATTGATGAGATGGAGGAAGTATTATATAATTGTATGAAAGATAATGAATTATGTTTTTTATCTATTAAAAAATACATCAGATTAATAACCGAATTAGGTTTATTTGATACAGAGGTAATGATAAAACATTTAAAAACGATTATAAAAAGAAAATATGCCGATATGTGTGTTATTAATGAATATAATAAAAGTGATATATCAGAAACGATTACATTTGCACAATTATCTAAAAGCTTCGGAATAAATATGTATATATCTTGTACGAATATAAATACTTGCGATAACGAGATTTTTTCTATTGATAAAACACCTGATGTATGTGTATATAAGGCGTGTTGCGCTTCAATGTCTATACCATTATTATTTAAACCGATAAATATCGGTGATTATCATTATTATGACGGAGGATTAACTAATAATTTTCCTATAAAAATATTTGCGGATGTTCCGCGTGAGAATATAATAGGTATGCTTTTGTATAAACCAAATGATAAGGTAGAGAATATTCCTGTGAAAAACATCAATATAATATATATTGTAAGACAGTTGATGACAATATTAAATATGCTAAGAGTAAAAGAGGTTTTATTAAAGCAGATTCAAGATAGTAATTATACGAATTATTATCGTCCTCAAAATCTCGTGTTAAATAGCGGGATGAATATAATATTTGCGAGAAAGGGGATGCGATTACATATAACTAAAAAGGAGATTGATGAAATGATATATGTTGGTTTTGAAACAATGACCGAATATATGGAAGAGTTAATTGCTAAATATATAGCAGATGCTAATGCGCGTATTGATTCATATTAGTCTTTGATAAATATATTTTTATTGATATAATAGGGTTTTTTATTAATAATTGTAGCATTAGGAGGTAATTTTGTGACAAATGTTTTATCGGGAGTTTTTAATAATATTGGTAGAATTGTATCGATAGTTAGTTTTTCTAAATATGCGCTGTTATTTTTGTAAATGGTTTCACTACTTTTGCTTTCACTAGTTCTACGTGTATTATTAATAGCTTTTTTAAATGTTTTAACATATTCGCTTACATTATCAGAAGGCAGGTTATTATCTATAGATATCCATGAACGAGGTTCTATCTTTTTACTTCTAAAAGCGTTAATTAATCTTACATAGTCGGCTTCAATATCTGACAGTTTAGCCGATTTAATTTTTTCGGCAAAACCGAAATCATAAATATACATAGTATATTCGCAAGATTTTAGATAATAATTTTTGCCATAAATGTTATAGTGATGATAGCTATTTTTTACTACATTATAATTTGTATGATATAGAAAATTGCCCCAATGACAATCTCCGTGGATGAATCCAAGATGATGAAATGTAGATATAGATAACATTATTTGGATAAATACATTATATAATACGTTGTCGTTTTTAAGAAATGTTTTATTATTACAGAGCTGTTTTAAGTCTCCTCGCGCCAGCTCATTTAATAATACATAGTATTTCTTATTTAGAACAATATCTGGTAAATTTTTATTAGATATTTTGTCACAGATAATAACTTTGTAAGTTAAAATGAAATGTCTTGATATCATATTTTTAATAATTTTATTTGTTATTTTCAAGTTAATTTGTGCTTCAAAGAGATTAACTTTATTATTAATCATAATTTTAGAAGCAATAGGATATTTACCAACTTCATTTTTAATAGATGCTATATAAATATATCCGTATTTGCTGATAGAACCAAATTTTTTTGTGAGATATACTGTATTATCTATATTATATCCATGAACATCTTCATTTTTTTTAGAATTGATAGCATATTCTTTTAGACATTGTTTGTTATTTATATCTTTTAATCTGTTCGTTATATGTTTATAATAGAATATTCTTTTATCGAGATTATATTTAAGTGTTTTGTCCTTAAAATATTTAATTAATGAATCGGGTAGTTTAATATCTTTTTCTTTACCATTATTTAAATCAAGATATTTGTTATTAATTGTGTTTGAAAAATGGCTATACGCAGACATATTTTTAGTATTAAATATATGAGATTCTGCCATTATCTTATATATCTTCTATTTATAAAGCAATATTCTAATATAATATTATAATAGATTTAATGAATAACAGAGAAGAAAAAAGGAGCAATGCCGACCCTTATATATTTATAATAGATTTAGATGGAACTATTATAGGAGATTGTAATTATCAGTGCGATTTATATAATATTATTGAATTGGTAAAAAAATATAAAATGAAAGGGTTGAATAAATATACAGCGCTATGTAATAAATATTTGAATGAAAGTTATGCTGAGAAATCGCTATTAGTGCGTCCGCATTTTTTTTCATTTATTAATGCTATGAAAAAGCTGTATCCGGAAAGCTATTTTTATATTTATACTGCTTCTGAGAAAAAATGGGCTAATAAAGAGATAGCCATAATAGAGAAACATAATAATTTTAAGTTTGATAGACCATTATTTACACGTGATAATTGTATTATTGATAAATATGGTGATATAAAGAAATCCGTTGCCAAAATATTGCCTTTAATTAGTAAGAACATTAAGATACCAAATAATTATGATATTAGCAAGAGATTATTAATAATAGATAATAACCCGACATTTATAGATTATACGAATAATTTATTGATATGCCCATCATACAATTATATGAAATTTTATGATTTGCGCGAGACTTTACCAAATTATAATAAATGCGAGGAGTTGAAAAGTTATATAAATAGGTTAATAAAGGAACAAAGACTAAGTAAGATATCAAAGAAATCTGAAAATTTAGAGAAGACATATAAATGGCTATATAAGAAATGTAAGAAAATTAATAAATACAATACCAAATATGAAGGGGATACATTCTGGAAGGATCTTGCCGCACTTATAAAGCATTATAGTATTACCTCATATAGTCCAAAAATAATAACAGAAATTCAGAAATCTGTTAATAAAAACTAAGCGACTTTATATGAAGCGAGTAAATAAGGATATAATGATATTATTAGGAAATGATATATATTAGTTTTGATATTGGAGTTAAGAATCTTGCTTTATGTGTAATAAGGCAAACGGAGATATTGGAGATATTAGATTGGCGTATTATAGAATTGGCAGCATCCAAGAAGGAAATCAAGGGAATTGATGATATATCTGAAAGAATATATATTGAGATGGATAATATAATTGGTGGATTGAAAAGCAGGGGTATTAATATGATAGATTATGTATTGATAGAGAACCAGCCTTCAAATTTAAATGGCATTATGAAAACTATTCAGCATATTATTTATGGTTATTTTAGTTTAATTAAATATTGGGACAAGGAGGTTGGTACTGTTGTTCTTGTAAATGCGTCATTAAAGACTAAAAATCACACATATGTTATAAATATTGAAGAGAAGGAAGTAATTATTGGAGGAGGTGCGAGGAATAAGAAGGGATTTAGAAGGGATAAATATAAAAATAATAAATTGCTAAGTATTGCGTTATGTCGCGAATATATAAGTGATGATGATAAATTACAGAAGATATTTGATGAAAATAAGAAAAAGGATGATTTGAGCGACGCATGCTTACAGACTGTATCATATATTAGAAGTAATATTAAGGGGGATATTTCTAATAAATATAATAAAATATATAGTAGTAGCGTATTTTATAATGAAGATAATGAAAAAGAAGAAGCGTCCTAAAATATTGATAGTAATGATGTATAGCAATCCTGTGTTAAATAATATAAGAAAGATGCGTTTTAAAAGATCTATAAGAAATGCGAGATTATTTTTTAGAGATTGGTATGATGAAGAAGGTATTGCCAAATTATTGAATAATCTCGACGATAAATTTGATGCTATTATAGTATCTGGTTCTGATTATCGGATAATTGATAGAAGGTCGCCGAAGGTTCCTGAGATAATATTTAAATGTTCTTATAAAATACATATATTGGCGATTTGCTATGGAATGCAATATATTGCGATAAGATTCGGGAAGTTTTCTAATGTTAAAGAGAGAAATGCTGGATATATAAGAAACTATAATAAAGCGTTAAAAATAAGGTATCCTTTTGATATTACAAAAACGATATATAGGTATAATCACAATGATATTGTTATTAAAGTTAATAAGAATATAGAAGCTTTAATGAAAAGGAAGGATATGATAGATATATTATATCATAAAAAGCGGGATATATTAGGAATACAATTTCATCCTGAATATTATGTAAAATCGGGGAAATTATTTTTTGGCTCTTGGTTATCGTGGCTATCTCACAGAAATGGCTAATATTACAAACTTATTTTTATTACAATGCGTATTAATAAACATTTAAAAATTATAATAGATATATAAACATTTGATATCCAAATAAATATATAATATGGCTTTACTATCTAATTATAATAGAAATGATGATTTAATTGAATTAAATAGAGAAAGTTTCAATGGACAGCAACCTTTTAATTTTAATATACCGAGTAGCAACAAACAGAATAATATAGCAATAAGCGAAGAATTGTTTAACAGAAAAAAAATTAGTGATGATGTTATATCAATGTCTTCAGGTGGTTCTTCACATGGAAGTTCTTCTGGTGGTAAAAAGAAATATATGAAAAACATAGGCAACATATATCGTAATAAAGACAAGATTTCTAGAAGTTCGCGAATAGAAACCGAGAGTGATAGTGATGAAAGTAAAAAGAGTTCAAATCGCGGCAATATAAAGAAAATATATGATGATAATATTAGCGAAGCAAGCGGTAGAAGCGGTAGAAGCGATGAAAGCGATGAAAGCACCGCAAGTAGTAGAAGCAATGGCAGCAATGGCAGCAATGGCAGCGATGACAGTGATGGCAGCGATGGCAGTAGTGTAGTAAGTGGAGGAAGTGATGGAGATAGAAGAATTAGTAGAAATAAAAATAAATTTTTGAGTCCTAAAGAAATTATAAAGAACGAGATAAATGAAAAAAGAGAGATAATATATCAACTTGATAGAATGGAATCTAAGGGGTTTAAGATTCCTTTCAAATTCAATATGAACTCTGATATTGAGGAGATGAGAACCGAATATAATAGGATAATTAGAGAAAAGGAGTTGGATGGGAGCATAAGATTTCAGCAAAAAATGTTAATGGCATTTATCTCAGGAACTGAATATATAAACGGGAGATATGACCCTTTTTCTATTAAATTAGACGGATGGTCTGAACAGGTCAATGAGAATATTAACGATTATGATGATATTTTTGAAGAATTACATTATAAATATAAGGCGACTGGTAAGAAGATGGCTCCTGAATTGAGGCTCTTTATATCATTATCAGGTAGTGCTTTTATGTTCCATTTAACGAGCAGAATGTTTAAAGAACAGCCTTTACCTGATGTAGAGAATGTTCTCCGTTCTAATCCCGAATTAATGAAACAGTTTCAAAATGCTGCGGCAAAACAATATGTAATGGGAAATAGTGCTCCTCAACAAATGCCACAAATGTCTCAAAATCGCGGATCAAGTAATGATAATATGGGGTTATTCAATATGGTAAGTAATCTTTTTGGTTCTTTAAATAGCGACCCTGTACCTTCAAATATGCCACAATATGCGCAAAATATGAATACACAAAATAGAGGGATACCATCGCAAGCCAACGATAAAAAACAATATGAAGATATAGATAATATAATAAAGAATGTTCATAACAAGATATCAATTGATGATAGCGATAATAATATAGAGACTCTTTCGGTTAGTGATGAAGAAATCACTTCAATTATAGAGGATACGGCAGATATTCAAATATTAAAAGGGCGAGGAAGACCTAAAAAGGGCACTCGAACATTAAATATATAAACTGGCGGATATAAAGAATTGTGATTATGTATTACACTGCGATATTTATTATTTTTATATGATATATAATGATATATAATGATATATAATGATATATAATGAATAAAAATAAGTGTTCTACATGTATTAATTAGCGAAATAAATCTCTACTTATCTATTTTTTCTAAGATTGGTTATTTTTTTAGCGGATTTATTAACAAAGCTACCGACTTCTTTAACGGATTTAACGATTCTGTCAGGGGTGCTACGTAGAGATTTCATAGGATTGCGAATAGTATCTTCAACTTCCTCTTCATATACCTCTATCTTTGATAATAGACTGCTTAGGGTACTTAATAGGATAGGGATTATAATTATGGTGAATAGCAGGGTTAAGAAGAGGAAAAGAGATATCATAGTACCTATATAGATGATATCACGGCTTAAATCTTCAGAGCATTTGCATTTTTCATTGGTTAAATATCTAACATAATCAAATGCATAGTATATATATACTACAAACATTAAGAAGAATACGAAAGTAGCAATTGATAATAATTGGACTACGACATATCCCATACTTTTAGCGATGCTTTTAAGCGATATAACAGATGTTATTATGAAATAACCGAGGGCTATTACAGTAAAGTTCTTGATAAAATCCTTGTTAGGGTGTTCAGAACACTCGCATCCCATATTCTCGAGCTTATAAATATAACTGAGGATTATTAACAATAATATAGCAAAAATTGCTTGGATTATGGCACTACTATAAAAAGATAAGTTATTTTCACTCTCTTTCATTGTACTATTTCTTACTCTATACTATTATATAGAAATAATTTTTTTATAATTCAATAATATTATAAATTAAAAACTTTGTAGAATTATCTAAGTTTTTAATATTTATATTTTTAATTTTATCTATTATACAATTATATTTAGCGATAACCAAGATTTTAAATAATTGTTCCAACAAAATATCTATAATATATTTATAGATATCTGAGTTATATATAAT